TATTTTACTGACCAAAAAACCCCACAATCCTTATAAATCAAGGCTTCCCAGCCCCCTAAAAGAATCTAAAAAAGAATCTAAAAAGAATATATATAACAAAATTAGCAATAAAATCAAAAATTTTATTGCTAATTACTCTCTAAAATTATATTTATAATATAAAAATACAAATCAATATAATTATATAAGTTCTCTTTTCATTTTTTCAATTTGTTCCAGTTTTTCATAAAGCTCAATATTCTTTTGCTTATCAGCTTCTATCAATCGAAGTATATATTGTGTCTGTGAAACAAATTTTCCTGTTTTAGCCTTCTCGTGTTCTGCCATCAGTGAGATATAATCTTGATAGTCAGTTATGTCTAGGCTTAAATATTTTTGCCCTTTCTTACCTGTACTTTTATTCTTTGGCGTTTCTGATGGTGTAGAAACCGGCTCAATTGTTACTTGTGGTTCTTTCTGTACATCTGTATTATTTTTCTCTGTTGTACTTGATAAGTTTTCTAAAGGGTTGTTTTTTGAAAATCCTTTTGCCATGCTATCACTCTCCTAACTTCTGTAATAATTCCGTTGTAAAGGCTTTATAATCAATATTAGGCTTGCTACTCTGTGTATAGTCAATTAATGGCACTCTAACAGTCTGTGCTTCTGGAACAGCAATCCCTTCCCGGATACTGGTTTTGAACACAACAGTGTCCATCTGTTTTGCATAATCTTCAATCATGGTCTTTATATCGCGATTTAAGACGGTTCTATTACTGTACTTGATTAAAAGTATGCCTAACACTTTTAAAGACGGATTTAGGTTGTTTCTGACGCTATTAATAGTATCATTAAGCTTTCCTAGTCCTTGTAGTGCAAATGGTCTGGGTTCTGTAGGTATCACCACATAATCACTAGCCACTAAAGAATTATAAGATAGATTGCCAAGCGCAGGCGGAGTGTCGATTATTATAGCGTCGAATTTACTCTTAATGGGTTCAATTGCATTTTTCAAAAGAGTAGGTTCAACATTTTCAGACATTTCAACATTTGTCAAGTAGGAATCTGATGCCAATAAATCATAATATTTGCAATGTATCAACGCTGCATCAGCTTTACAATCTCCCGACAATACATCAAAGATAGTATGCTGCGCTTCATCTACTCCTGAAGAATATGTGACGTTTCCTTGGCTGTCCATATCGAGAAGCAATACCTTTTTGCGCTTATGTCCTAGTGTGCTTGCTAATGCTTGCGCAGTTGTACTTTTGCCTACACCACCTTTTTGCAGGGCAATACTGATAATTATTGCCATAAAATCACCTCCAATAGTTATATTATTAAATAATTATATCATTGTATATTTATAAAATCAACAATATTTTATATATTTATATAATTTAACTCTTAAATAATTATATAAATATATAATTATATTAAAATATTAATATATAATTAATTTAATATATAATTATATTTTTATTCAATAATAAAAATAAATATTTATATAATTATTAAATAAAATAATTATTTGTTTATTAAATAAGTCTTATTTTAAGTAAATTGCAAGCCTTTATTTGAATTTCTTCGCTGATTTTGAGATTTTTTTAATATTTTGAGATTGCTATTGACTTTTTGAGTTCCTAATATTATCATGAATTTGCGGAACTCAAAAAGTGAGGTGATAAACATGAGTCCACGAACAGGCAGGCCAAAAGTAGATAATCCTAAAAAAAATGATGTTAAAGTTCGGCTTGATGACGAAACATCAAAGAAATTAGATGTATATTGTGTTGAAAATAACATCACAAGAGCAGAGGCTATTCGTGAAGGAATACATTTACTTTTGGCAAAGCAAAAATAGGGTGTTACTCCGACTACCAATCAATGTAACACCCACCAGATCAAGGGATAACCCTCGTATGAAATATCTTATCATACGAGAGTATCTCTTGCAATTAAAAATTTTATTGTAGGAGGTATTTTTATTATGCGTATTTTTAAGGGAGCAAAGAAGAAAGAGGCTGAACGCCTTTCAGACCACTACCGTAAAGAGGTATTCAGTGACAAGGCGTTGGAATTGCTGAAAAAGGAAGATTTTGCCAGCCTTATCAAAGTAGCTAGGTATGCGGATTTCGGCACATGGACAGCTATTGAAGCGGCATTCTGCTTGGGTTACAAGGAAGGAAAGGCGGGGCGGCAGAATGAGTGAAATTAATATTTCTGAAGCAGACATAACAAAGTGCATAGAAACACTTAGGGAACAGATATTTTGCTATTTAGCCAAAACAGGTCGTTCAATATGTGTTACAGCAGAATTGTGCGGAATTAACAGAAATGAACTTGGGGAAATTATCAACCGAAAGAAAAAAGATGTCAGGCTGTCAACACTGTGCTTATTGTCGCAGGGAACGGAAATTCCTATATCGATACTGATAGGGATAGAGGAAGTCCATCAAAATCCAGATACGGTGTTTTTGGGGCATATGTATGCCTCTATAAAATCCTATATGGAGAAAGGGCGGTGCTGATGATGAATGATAAGGATTTGTATGAATTGTCGGCAGAGGTAGACGCTATATCTATTATGATAATGGCATTGTCATATCAATTGGATAACGAAAAGAGCCTTAGAAGTTCCCTTTTTGGCGTTACTTGTCATTTAGACCGCATATCAGAGGATTTGACAGCAATTGATGAACATTACAGTCTGGTTGAAAGGGTGGTTGATGATAAAGGTTGTAAGACGGAATTGCTGAAAATTCTTGGTAAACTATCAGAAAAGCCAGTTAAGCGGCTGTATGAGCTTGCACAATATCTTTATGTCCGCGATGAGGGAGGCAATGACAAGTGAATGAAATTGAAGTAATAAAAGTAGATCCGCTTGACCTTCCAGCAAACATTGTTTGGCAGATAAGCGGATTACATCAAATTACGCTGAAAGATTTTTATGTGTATGTGCTGGAAACTAAAAATCAAATGTACGTCAATAAGTCAGTGCCGGAAAAGGACATTGAAAAAATGATTGAGGTTATGACTTTTCAGGGGCGGTATATTCTTGATGATGATACCATGGGGCAGTTTATGGAATATGTCCATGATACATACGGATATGCCGCATATAGAACATTGTGTAATTATCACGAATGGAAAATGAAACAGCAGGACGAGCGGAGGGCGAAAGAAAAGGTGCAAAGCGTGCTTCCGTCAATTGAAAAGATGATAAGTACAGGAATGTTTGACGAGTACATGATATACGAAGCATACAGCGCAGGGAACGACAGAAAAGGGAAAACATCTAAGAATATATGTAATTTTAGTCTGGTATATTCCTATTGTTTGGGGTATCTGGTAGGCATAGGAGCATTAAAAGAAGAATATTCCCCGGAAAACAGCGGAAATGTGATTGATTATTACTATGAAATCACTGAAATGTTGGAGCATATCGACATACAAGAAATGCCGAGGATATACGGATATTTAAAAGAAATGTATTTTTCGGAGGAAAGCGAGGCATAGGCAGATTGAAATAGGGCTTTACATTTCTAATTATTAGGAAATGTGGGATTAAGCGGCTTTCCTGACTATGAACAGATAAAAATTCTTGCACCCTGCTGCCAGATATGTTATATTAAACATACGAAAAAGGAGTAACCGCCCACAAAGTGGTTAGCCTCCCAGAAGAACTATTATAAGCCTACCTAGACCGCCAAGTACAAGGTAGGCTTATTTATTTTCGCTTATTATTCCTATCTATGTAGGTAAGCAGTGCAATCAAGAAGTTGCCGCCAAAAAACAGCAGGCTTAATATTTCGTATGTACTCATTGCACCACCTCCCTTCTCTTTTGAAGTTAGGGAGGTTTTCCACCTTGTAACGCGTTTACTCCATATCGGTAATATATCATGATTTCCGACGTATTACAACATTCTATTCATTTTCTCATTTTTTCTTTTCCGTATTATACAGGAAAATAACTTTTCCCAGTTCTGTTAAAATATGAGACTGCTTCTTTCCTGACAGTTTTTGCGACTAGACTGCCGTCCATTTCTATTGTGTGTCCTGTTTTTACCTCATCTAACATTTCATTCATAGTCTTACTGTTGTTTATTGCAGACAAAACAGCGTTATATGTGGCTTGGTATATTACCCTCTCCATTGAACCTATCATAGCATTGTTATTTCCACTCATACCATAGCTGCCATAATCTATATTTTCAATAATAGAGTCCGCAATCATTCCCATTGTTCTCTTGTTTGTAAGTGGAAGTATCGCTTCTGCCCCTGCTTCGCCCGCTTCTAAAAATGTAGCTTTGTACACAATTCCACCTGTTGCAAAACTAGGTATTTGTGGTATGGAAATGTTCGGTATATTAAAGCCGAAAGTTTTTCCGCCAATTGACGGGATCCAATCAGGAATGTCAAAGCTCACCCCATTAAGTGCATTTATCATACCATTGACTCCAGTCTCAATTCCGCCAGTCAGTTTATTGATGAAGCCTAAGATTGAGTTTATGGGATTTTTGATAACATCTTTTATCTGGTTCCAAACATTACTTGTGTTTTTCTTCAGTTCATTCCATGCTTCTGTTACAGAGTCCTTGATGATGCCAAATGTATCTGATGCATTTTCCTTTGTCTCGCTCCAAACGTCAGATAAATCGGACTGGATAGTACTCCATTTATCAGAAGTGTCGGATTTTAAATTTTCCCATGCTTCCGATACGTTTGATTTTATCGTGTCAAATTTTGATGACGCATCTTCTTTGATGCTTTCCCATTTTTCAGAAAGGCTTGTTTTAACATTTTCCCATGTTTCAATAGCAACGGCCTTCATGTTTTCCCACGTCTCGGTTACTTTATCGACAAGGCTTGCAATGCCATTTAGCAGACCTTCCATAATAAAATTGCCCTGTTCTTCCATGACCTTAGAGGGGCTTGCAATTCCAAACGCTTTCCTAAATCCATCAATGAATGGCTCAAAAATATGTTCTACAATCCATGAACCAATATTCTTTATACCTTCCCATATTCCATTTAACAAGCCGGACATGGTAAATTGCCCGTCCTCGAAGGCTGTTTCGTTCCACCATTCAACAACGCTGTTCCACGCGTCCTCTATCAATCCCCATAGCAAAGCCGCCAGACCTCCTAGTGCCGCCCCTATTCCCTCTGCAAGCCGCTCTAGGATACCTCCCCAATCAATGCCGCCGATAAAGTCAGCAATCCCATTTCCTAACGCCTGCCAGTCGGTATTTTCAAGGAATGTTATAATGCTGTCTAAAAGTTCTTTTGCCAGTTCTCCGAGCCTTGCACCATTTTCTGCCCAGTCAAAATCAGCAATAAACGTGTTTACGCCTGTAGCAAGCTGCAAGCCAAAGTTAGACCAGTCAAAAGTTATTGCGGCATTCCCTAAGACTTCAAATATTGCGTTATATTTTGCTGCAAATAAATGTCCTGCCCCCTCCCAATCTATTGTATCTACAACACTGTTCAGTCCTTCGCCTATAAAAACACCAACGGAATTCCATTGGGTACTGTCAAGAAAATTGTTAATTCCAATTATTCCTGTGTTTATAGCCTCTCCAATTGTTCGCCCGATAGAATTTGCTAGTCCATCAACTTTGACAAATCCATTTATCAGTGTGCCTATTGATGAACCAATTTGGGCAGCAGTTTCTTTTATGGGCTCCCAATTTATGTTGTCTAAGGCTGTCTTTAACTTTGTGCCTAATATTGTGCCTATCTCGGTAAAATCAGCGTTTGCCCAAGCGTTCTTTAGCTTTTGTGCAAAATCTGAAACGCTGTTTTCAATTGGTACAGTTTCAAACATATCAGCTGGAGAAACTTCTCCACTGCTGCTGTCGCCACTTGAATTGTCTTTTTTATTTGTTGTAATTATATTCAGCTCGTCAAAGGCTCTTGCCCCTTTTTGTATATCCTCTTCTGCCTTTTTTTCTGCGTCTCCTGTCTTGGATAATCCTGCGGCATAGTCTGTAAAGTTCTTTTTTGCCTGTGCTGCAAACGCTTTCCCAGTGAGTGCTGCAAAAAACTGCCCTATTGTGTTAAATGCCTTTGTCAGCATATCAATAAACGCCGATAAAGCAGGTGCAATCACATTCAGAATAGGCGCGAATGCAGTAGCAAGAGAATTTTTTAATGCCCCTAAAGATGATTTCAATGTGGATATGCTATGGTTCACTTCATCACTGTATTGTGCTAAATTTTTAAAACCCTCTTTCATGGCTGCGCGCAATTTATTAATGAGCATGTAAAAGCTTCTGATGCCCAAGGCGTATTTCAAAATAACTTTCAAACCGCCTCCAAGTGATGCATTCATTCCTTTGCTCGCGCTTTTAATCCCGATAAACGATTTCGTCATACTGGATAGTTTAGATATTGCACCATTTACGCCGGAAACAAGTTTTGCAATTACTGAAGTAATTTTTGATACTGCGCTAACCGCTGCATTCGCTGCTTTCGTAACGCCCGACAATGCAAACTTAAAACCCTCAAAAGCCGCCTTGCCTAAAAATGCTGCCTCTTTTGCCACTCGCCCGATAATGGGGATATTGCCTACTGATTGCGATACTGCTCCGCCTACCTCGCTTATTTTCTGCCGGAGTGATGCCATTGCCTCCCCTGCGACTACCCCTATATTTTTAATTATACTTTGATTAGCTAGGCCTCCCGAAAACTCAACATCTGCGCCGCTTGATTCCATTTCATTCCGTCTGTTAATATATGAATCAAGTCGGCTTTCCGCTGCGGTTATTTGAGCAGCTACCTTCTGCCATTCTGTGCTTTCTGTACTTGTTCCTGCGGCTTCTAGGTCGCGTTGTTTCTGCTGTAGCTTTTCCAATGCTTTTTCTGACCGCTCAATATCTCCTTGCAGGGTTTTATAATCTTCTGTATAAACTTTCACTCCTGCCGCCAGCTGTGCCTTTTTAGTAAAATTCTGTGCGCTTTCAGACAAATAACGGAATATATCTCCGCTTTTCAAGTCTGCAAATGTCTGTGCAAACAAATTTTTCATGTTTTGGAGTTGCCCAGAAAGACTGTCTAAATTTTGCCCGGCTTCTTCCAGTCCGCTAGTATTGATGTTAAGCTGTGTAGATTCGTTGAAAACACGTCCAGCTCTTTCTCCCAATTGTTCAACGGCTTGCTGCCAATTTTCAATGCTTCCTGCCGCCTCTCCGAACACAGTTTCCATTGTCTTGGCGTTATAATTCAAATCTTCAGCAGATATATTAATTTTTCTTGGCTGTTCTAACTGGTTTAAGCTATTGCTTATGTCTTGCACTGCTTGCACTGCCTGTGCTTTTATTGATGGAAGGTTATTAAACCACTCGTCCAGTTCTCTTCCAGACATTTGGGATAAATCTGTTTTTGCACCTGCATTTAATGCTTCTCCTGCTTGCTGTCCAAATTGCTTTACTGCATCAGCATAGTTTTGAATTTGTGCCGCGGCCTCTCCAAAAACAGCTTCCATTGCGCTTGCATTATAGTTCAAACCTCCAATGTCAATAGGCTCAATCTTAGGAATTTCAATTTGGCTAAAACTTGCGTTAATGTCTTGTGATGCCTGTTGTGCCATGCTGGGAAGATTTTTTAGCCAATTTGTAAATTCTTCCTCATTAAATTTAGATAAATCTATATACGGTGTTTGAATACTTCCCAGTTGTGTTTTTAAGCTTTCAATAACATTCGTATATTTCAAAACATTTTTGACCGCATCTTCGTATGCTTGCCCTTCAGTTTTTCCAGACAATTCAAGTTCTTGTTTTTTAAGCTGCGCATTTTCTAAAGCGTTTGTATATTTGTCAATCTGCTTTTGAATTGCAGTATCTGTTCCCGTAAAAGTAAATCCTTTCCCCAAATCTTTATATTTTGCCGTTATTTGCTCAAGACTCTTTGTTATCTTCTGCATTTGCGGCTCAATATTTGCAGAAATGGTCTTTCCCACATTCTGAATGTTTTCAAATCCCTTGGTAGCTTCTTGTGCTTTCTTCACAAATTCCTCCAAGCCATTGTTTTTTCCTATTGCTGAAATTCCTTCTGCAACAAGTCCTAGTTTTTTCACTAAATTATCAAGTGATTTACTCGCAGAATCAGATTTAGCTTGCATATCAATTTCTAGCGAATCGATAATCATGACAATGCACCCTCCTTTCTTGAACTCTGGACGCTAATAAAAAGAAATGACGCCACGTAAAACCGTATTGGCTCTATATGGCGTCGTGCGCTCTAATTTGATTACATCACATATATCTTGAAAAATAAGGGAAAATCAGCTATAAATTCCGTAATATGCCCCTTGCGTTTCTCTACTTCTGATTTCCATAGGAATGAGCAACATTGATAACGCTTTCATAAATCCCTCATTATCCCCTTTAAGTTTTTCCAAGTCTTCTGCTGTCTTTATGTTTGAGTATCTCCTTTTTTGTTCCTTTTCCCATTTTCGCAATTCTGCTTTCGGATATTGCACAAGTATTTTAAGTACTGAAACAATAGCCTCGTTTGCTTCGTTCTCTGAGTCAAGGTATATTTTTCCATCATAATGTATGAAAAACATATCCCCTTTTTCATACTGTGGGAAATTTTCTTTTTTCAGTTTGCTAAAGCCCGTCGCAATAATCCTGCCATTTGCAAACACTTCTTCTTTTACTTTTTTCTTAAAAGGATTTACCATAGTGCAACACCCCCTATCGTAAAAAGCATATCTAAAACTAAAACTGCTGCCATAAACCCAAAACCTATTTTAGAATATTTGTCTTTTTTGTTTTTTGAAAAATTTAAAACGATTCCAAGCAAAAGCATATTTGCTGTTATCAGCACAATGGTCCATACAAGCAATAAAATTTTCATCATCAATTTTCCTTTCTTTCATAGTCTATCCTCATGAAATGTTCATGTCTGGCACGGCTTGCCCGGCAACGGTAATTCAATCCACGGATTATTTCGCTACCGTCCACCGGAAATTGTTTCTTGCCGCATATCGGGCAGACAATCCAACCGTTTATTATTTCTGCCTTTTCCATATATTATTAACACCGCACCTTCCTTTACCTGTCATTCCCAGTATTTTCATCTTCAATAAATGGCGAGTATGGTGATAATGCAATAACTTCTCGCATATCTGGATTATTGGACAAAATCTCCGCTGTTCTAGCTTTTTGCGCATCCGTTCCGTTACAGCCCTCATACATCCTGTTAATAATATCCAATTCCTCAGCTGTCAACGTTTTCTTTCTTGGAGATGGAATTCCGTCCCCGTCCCATAAGATGCTTGCTTGTAACAATATTGAATTGTTCCGTAATATCGCCGGGCTGCAGGACGCAGCGGCAAGGTTTTTATTAGCCTTGTCCCCTAAAAGCTCAAGCCCTTGCATTTTGTCCCCACAATAATTGTTCAAGAAAAGTCCGGCTGTTGATTTGATGTCGGAAATCATTTTTGCGTATCTGTCTGCATTTCTTGCGCCCAAGAACATAACACTACTGTCTTTTGCTATTTCCTGCAATAACTTCAGCCCAAAGTATGAGCTGCCTAACGAAGCTTGTAACGCTTCAATTTCCGTATCGCTAAGTTTCACGCCGCATGAATGCAATGCGCATAGCGTGTTGAGTAATTTGCTGTCTATCGGCGTAACCAGCCAATCCTTCAAATTGCTCTGGATTTCGTCCAAGATGTTATTCAACCTCCACACCTTTAAATCCCTGGCTTCATCTAGTTTAGCCTTATACTTATCCACTCCATTTTTGTGAAGGTCTAAATATATGGCATCTTGGTAAGTTTTCTTGTTACGAATATCCTCATCTAAGAAATCACTAACAAGTGCATCAACATCTTCCTTATACATTTTAAGGCTTAGGTATAATTCACTAAACTTGTTCATTTTCTTTACCTCCCAAAATTTTGTATCAAGACTTCATGGTCTAATTCACGCTTGCCCCGAAAACTCTTCTCAATCTCCAATACCCTGCCTCCGTCCGGTTCTTTTGAATCTGGCTGTATGACAGTGCCAAAATTCTGCACTAAAAATTCATGGTCTACTTTTTCCCTGCCCTGCCCTAACCGTTTCGCAAATTCCACCGCCTTATTACCGTCCGGTTTCGGTGGCTCTATCTTCACTATTCCAAACTCTGTGAATGTGGGCTTCCTATTGTCCTGCTTTTTTAGTGGCTGATTGTTAACACCTCTTTGTAAAAATCCCATAACTCATACCGTCCTTTCCGCGATTTTTTTCATTTCTTCTATCTTTTTATCAAGTGCATTGGAAATATCTTCCTTTACACCTTGGAGAAATTGAACGGATTTTTTATAGGCTTCCTTGCCCCAACGTCCCTCATTAACAATGCTCCCATTTATCTGCATGATATCCTGCATTGCCGCAGACAGGGCTATATTCTGTTCGATTTTTAATCTATTTACTGTCATAATTTTTTACCTCTTTCTTTCCACCTTTTTTAGACTTTTTCTATTTTTTTAAATTTATAAGAGCAGTTTTTTCTTTTCGCAGCCGATTCGGCAGCTTAGTTATGAATATATGTTTGCATATACAGACCCCGTCCCCTATTCTCTCTATCTATCGCTTAATTCTGAATGCTTTGCGCAAGCTATCAATCTCTTATGTTTCTCCTTAATATTTTGAGTTCGTAAAATTACACAAATACGAACTATATAGTATTTACAATAGTTTGCAAATATGTTATAGTATAAATACGAACTTTTTATGCCATTTATACGAACTTTTTAAAGGAGGATACCTAATGAACAAGAAAACCATAGCACTTGACAAAGAACAGTATGAACTTATCATATCCACCATACGACAAGGGTTTGTAACCGATAGCGGTTATACTTTTAAACCAAACAAAAGGCTTGCTACCCTGCTAGTCCTGCAAGCCAACCTTGGCTTGCGCCTGGCAGATATCCTGCATCTGCGCATTTGCAATATTGTCAAGGACGCTGGCAGATACAGGCTTGACATTATTGAGCAGAAAACGGGGAAATCAAGAACATTTACGGTTGTTCCCGAGCTATACAACTACATGCTTCGGTATGCTACTGACAATGGGATTAATAGTGAGGCAAAGCTGTTTGGCATCACTGAAAGAGCTGTGCAGAAGCAGTTAAAAATTGTATGCGATTATCTCGGACTGGAAGGTATCAGTACTCACAGCTTCCGCAAATTCTACGCTACCGAAATTTACAAGAATAACGGTTATGATATAATACTTGTGCAGCATCTTTTACAACACAGTTCTGCTGCTGTTACGCAGCGTTATATAGGCATACAACAAGCCAAAGTCGAACAAGCTATAGAAAACCACATCTGCCTTATGTAATGTTCTTACATCATTTATACGCCGCGTAAAAACGGTGTATTTTTATGCCCTATTCTGGTAGCTCCGGCATCTCTATACGCCCCCCATTTTCGGATAATCCCTGCCCATACTGTTCCATTATCTGTTCTGGTGTTCTGGTTTGGTTCTGCTTTGTTTCTATTGCCGGAACAGGGCTTGTTTCACGCAGGCCGTAGCAAGCCTTACTTATGAAAATCAGGTTGACATTAGTTGCACTATTATTCGACAGTTCATCAATTACAAAAGATTTGCATACATCTTTCCATTTTCTTATAGTGTCGGTACGTATAGTACTTGCCCTATATTCCCCATTTTCCCAGTCATCAAAAGTAGACCGATGAATTTTTGCCAGCCACGAAAAGCATTGGATTGTTGGCAATTTGTAATATCGAACGCACAATCGTGTGTAAGCATCAAAAAGATTGTCAAGTCCTTCAATGTCTGAATTGTCTGGCTTCTTTATATGATCAGACATATAAAAAATCATGTCTCGGAAATTCTCTTGCACTTCGTCTCCTTTTCCATCCAATCGTTCCATTATATATTCATCTGCCAGCTGGAAAAGTTTGTTTGCATATACTTCAACCCCATTATTTGCTCTTTCAGTATTATCCTTCATCCTTGCCACCTCCAAGCCTAATTCGTTGATAACACATCCGTTAAAACCGTCTCGTAGAATTATCTGCGATCTGCTTTCTCACATTAATTTCAGGCATCATAACAGGCACAGATACCGCATATATTCTGTCTGCAATCCTAGGATCTGTTTTTAAATCTTCCATCCGAACATTACTTGTAAAAATCGTTGGGTAGTGGTTCGTGTACCTCCTATCAATCAGCCGGAATAATGCCGTTGTAATCCACTCCTTATTTTCCACCTGTGCGCCGACATCATCCAAAATCAGCAGCCCTGCCTCAAGTATGGAATTTATCCTTTCCCGGCTTGCATCATCTTTCGACTTTACAAGCTCTATGTAATCGGTCACATTAATAAATTTAACGGATATATCATGTGTTTTAAGAATTTCATTTGCCACCGCACAGGCAATCATGGTTTTTCCGCTGCCTTTCGTGTCAGAGTAAAAATACAGTCCCCTTCCCTCACATTGAAACTTCTTAAAATTTGTCACAAACGCATTTACAATATTTTTTTGCGGCGTTATATTTTCGGAGCCGTATTTACCCCAGTCAATGTTTTTCCCTGTGCAATACACATATTCAAGTGGCATGCCGCTCCTACCCCGGCGCTCACTGAGCTGTGAATCCAGTATAATGCCGTCTTCCACAAAAATGCCCTGGGTATCATACCCGATATCCTCATACCGGTGGTAGACCATCAGCCCGCTTTGCGTTTCCGTTTTGATTTTCTCAATCTTGATTACAGTCGCCAGTCCCCAAGAACTGCTCATAGAAGTCTGCTGCCTGTCCCCCACCCTGATTATCGTTCCTGATTGCGCTTGTTCCTGTTGTACTTGCATAATTATTCCCTCCTCGGTCTTGCTCTTTGGACAACCATGAATTTATGAACCGCCTTATTCCGTTTTTGGTTTTTCTTTTTTTCGGGTTACTATCAAGCCAACCTTTCATGCTCCTTAATTGCTGCATAACATCTACAGCCGGATAGAGATTTTGCCACTGCTCAATATCTGACTGATAGATTGGATACTGGTTTTTATCGTTTAACGTCAAATGTAGAATTGGTTGTGGCGTGGAGCTGGAAGCCAGCTCTGCGCAGTAAGTATCTTTATCTATACTTATTTTACCCTTAACTATACTTACCTTACTCTGCGTATCCACTTCGGTTCCATTATGGTTCCAACATGGTTCCAGTGCAGTTCCACTCTGTATCCGTTTTGCTTCCAACATGGTTCCAGATAATACATAAGTATTATTTTCTAAGGATAATTGGCTTTTCTCATTCTGGTATGGCGTAGACTTATACCTATCCGATTTAATATAATTATGAATTCGCCAATGTTTGATTACGACCACCCCATTTTCAAATGGGATAATAAATTGTTTAGTAGCCAAAAGCTTCAAATCATCTTCATTACATTTCACATTTCGCATTATTGACTTCGGATTATTGATGAACCCGTCATCATCTGCCCTCATTGATAGATGGAAATACAAAAGCTGTGTCGATTGTGGCATGTCCAAAAATAAATCGCTGTCGATTATCGTTTTAGCGAACATTCTTCGCTCTGCCATTATTACACCCCCGCCACTCCTGCGACTATATTGTCTACAGCCGCTCTATATTTTGCCTTCATCTCCTCGGAAAATTCTTCACGCATCCAACGGCAAAACGTACTATCAGCAACATTAAATCCCTCTTTTGCTATCCGCCACTGGGGAATATTCCTTGCGCCGGAATAAGCTCTCAAGTCCGCATTAGCCTTAATAAACATAGGTCTTCATCTCCTTAAATTAATTGATAAAAAAGTTTATAAAATACAGCTTTGTTTTTACTGCTGTTTCTATTGATATTTCTATTTTATCGTGGTATACTGTATTTGTAAATATCCAATATGCAGCCGTAAAATTAACGTATAAGATATAATTTTACAGTATTAAATTGGTAAAACGGAGGTAATTATGGAAGTTAAAAAAGTAGACAAAGAACAACTTCACGATATTTTTTTAGAACGGCTTGATACTTTGCGTATTCAACAAGAGTTTTCTTATAACAAGAAAACATACCCTCCCAATACTGTTTTTAAAGATTTGAAACATGCAGGACAAAGAGAGTATTTTCATAAAGTTTTTGGAATTTCAAAAAATACTTATGAGAATTGGAGAAAAAAGGGGAATAGCACAACCATACCAGACACCGACACTATATATAATATAGCGAAACATTTCTGTACCAATGTAGATTATCTTTTAGGTAATACTGATATGCAGGAGAATGTAACAGAAGCACAAATAAAGGAATATACTGGTCTTGAATTAGAGGCTATAAGGCAACTCCATTATTGGAAAGAAGAAAATGAAAAGCATGGGCAGCTTTACGCTCAATTTCTGCAATCAATTAAGGCTCTCAATGTTATACTTTGTGATAAATACAGACAGGAACAAAAGGGCTTTAATGGGTGGGATGTTCTTCATTACATAGGCAGCTATTTAATGTCTGATAAGATAGTGAGGGAAACAGGATATGCAAGGTATCAAAGCGGCCACCGATACGAAACATTGAACAAAGGCGACATAATCATAAAAGTCGATACAAAAGAAGAAATGCTTGTTGATATGCCGCTCGTTACCTATAACATATCGGGAAATATTAAAAAAATCGGTGTATATGAGGAAGATAACCCAAATAATTGTTACTATGTGGAGATTGCAGAACTTTATAAGGCAAGTGCCTTAAAATCAATAGGAGATACATTAGATAAAATAATAAATAGACAAAATGAAAAATATGAGGTACAGGACAATGGCAAATAAAGAAGAACTTGGCAAGTTATATAACGAATGGTGGCACAACCGCACGCCGGAACAATACGAACTATAGGGATTATGTTTCGATTGTGAGGAAGAATACTTTGAAGATATGCTACTCAAAGATGGTTCTTTGCTAAATGACATAATCAAAACCGTATCGGATTATACAGACGGTATCTTTTTAGGTATTCACGAACTACGCTTGTATATTGTAGATACTGATGATTTCAATGGCTGTTTTTATCGCAATGAACAAAAAATCGAGATTAGCAGACCATACGTCAATGATAAAAGTGTTATATTGCATGAACTCATACATTATTTTGAATATCAGCTTGAGGAAGAATTTCCACCATTTATCCGGGAACTACTTGTATTAGAATTATACAATAAGCTACTCCCACAAATTGATGATTTGAAGGAACGCATATTTAATCATTGTGAATTATACAGTTATACGGAAACATTCAAAAGAAGTGGAGAGCATGGAGTTTTATTCTTTCTTAAAAGCCTTGATTTAGACATTAGATGCGGTTATCCTCTCGGTACTGTATGTGGATATGGCAGACAAGAGCAAGCCTTATAAAACCGCAAGTAACGCCCCGGAACTGATGCAGGAGCATTTTCTTGTATCAGTTCTTTCATGCAATAAAAAAGAAGCCGCCAATTTGACAGCCCCTTTCTTTAATCTATTTATTTTGCCTGTGCCATTGAGAGTAAGGCATCTTGTAGAATTTTAGAGAAGTTGATATTATTTTTTTCAGCAAAGGTATTTAACCATGCAGGAATAGTAAGGTTTTTTCTTACAGCTTTTTCGCCGTATTTTTCTTCATAAGAATTAATGTCCAGTAATAACATATTTACCATACACCCATTTTCAATAGCTATTTCTGAATAGTTAGAAGCACTTGGTATTTGTTCGCCATCTTCCAGTTCTCCCAGTATCCAACCACTGGCGGAATCAATTCCCATTTCGATTGCTTCTTCCAAGTCTTTGCCTTCTGTTACGCATCCGGGTAGGTCTGGAAATTCTACCACATATCCACCGCTTTGGTCAGAGAAAGGCTTAAATACAGCCGGATAAATTAGTTTCAATATTTCCACCTCCATTTATAAGTTTTAGCAGATAGGGCTTTAAAGCCCTGCCTGCTGCATTATTGATTTTACTGTGTCTGGATGTATGTCTCCGTTATGCTCCGGCACTGTTACTTTTCCGGGTTTAGTTGGATGTTTGTACTGGTGATGTGAACCCTTTTGTTTTACTTGATACCAGCCATCGTTTAATAATATCTTTTCAACTTCTCTAAATTTCATGCAATACCTCCTTACTCATTCATGGCATCGCTCCTTTCTTTTTTTTATTCTAAATAATATTATAATGCGCATAATACGCATTGTCAAGAAATTTATTTATTCTTGCACATTTTTAAATTTCCTATTAACAATAGTAAGAATAGCAAGCACTGCCCACGGACGTCCGTGGGTAATATAACAAGCACTGCCTGTGTCATGACACGCGCAGAATTTTCACAGATTTTTTCCTGCGGAACATCTGCAAAAATTGACTTACTTAGGGGGAAGCTCCCTAAAACCCTTTTGCTAAAAAACTGCCGAATTATACGCGGCACTGTGATACAATTTGGCATGTTGTCCAGCCACCTAGTGAGTGCATTGCCAGTATAAAACAAAAGAAAAATCCCCGGACTGTACGGCAATAAAATTCGGGGATTTTCTTCTTCGTTTATACTGGAACGTTATAACTTTTTTTGCCTGCTGGCATTATGCATATGCAGCTTTTGCGTTACTTTCGGCAAAGTAACAAAGGCTATTCTTCTATGTTCCAATGCGCCATATCATGTGATACTTGATTTTGAATATCCAGATTAAATTGCTCTGGGGCATTGTACAAAATTGTTAGCATATACGCCGATGGATTTTTGATGCGCTCCGTCTGTGCCTGATACTTTTCAATCGCATACATTATAGATTCATTATGCAGCTTCATCAGCTTTCCAATAACCGTCATTGCAGGTCTATTCTCTCCGGAAATTCTAATTGTTGCTTTGGTCGTGTTCATGGCTGTATGTAGTATGCTCATTACTGAATCAATATCCTCTTTCTGGCATGGGTTATCTTGTACCATTATATCGTAGTCAAAAAGCTGTTTTATTTGGTCGAGTGTATATCTTTCCAGTTCTTGACTTTTTGATTGATTGGTGGTATCTTTATTTATAACAATATTGTTTAATTGAGTGCTTGAAGCATTGTTGCTTTGGTCGGCTGGCAATGTTTCAGGCTCTTTTTCTTTTTCAAATTCTTTCGCAAGCTGATTATATAATTTTTGTTTCTTTTTTCTGTCTATATGTAATGCTTTGTGAATTATTTCATCATCTGTTAATAGTATAGGCGTTTCAGTCGCAATTTTCTTTAATTCATCAACAGTTTCTGCTTTCCACAGATCTGCAAAATCATTGAAACTGTAGATATTTACTTTCTTTTCATTATACTTGGTTGTTTGTCGCTTTACTATAAGTAATCCTTTTTCTTCCAGTCCTTGTACTGCTTTTACAACTACTGACTTACATATTCTTGCTTCTCTTGCAATAGTAGCCATTCCTGGAAATGCTGTTTGTTTTTCTTGGTTCAGATGTTTTCTTATGACGAGATACACCATTTTTTCATGTTCCGTTAATAAATCTGTTTCAATTAAGCCATTATTTATAATTGTAAAGCTATCAAATTTTCCCTGTTGGAGTTTGTCAGCCATTATTTAATACCTCTCTTTTTATTTTATTAGTTTCTTTTTTCAATTCTTCCAATGTTTTACAATCCCATACAGAATTGTAATTTAAAATTTCATATGTGTTGGAAAGATACCCATTATCTTCTGAAACACGACTTTTTTTAATTAATACCCCTTTGCTTTCTAACAATTTAATGTATTTGCAAACAGTAGCTTTACTTATTCCTGATTTCTGACTTAATTTGTTTATACTGATAGTTGTAGTATTTATTTGATTTGGTTCATTATTATCTGAGAATGCAATTAAATGAATTATTAACATTACTTCATTAGCATTAAATAAATCAGAGTCCAATAAACCGTTATAAATATAAAAATGTGGTCTATCAGGGTCATTATCTTCGATAAGTTCAATTTTAAATGGTTTATCAAAATTATCTTTCATGCTATTCCCCCTATTATAAAATTTTGAAATGCTTATTTAAAAATTATAATAGAATTAACAGTATTTGTCAATTATCAATCACTCTATTAGGAAGAAAGATTGATAATTATAAAGTCAATAATATTTTTAATAATATTGTTATAGTGTATCTCATAAGCTAGGTAGTGTATCTCATAGGCTAGGTAGTGTATCTCATAAGCTAGGTAGTGTATCTTATACACTAGGTAAACGTATATTCTAAGATTAATCTAGTAGAATCAAGGCTTTGCGGCATGTGGATAATTTGAAATAAGTCTTAGAGAAACAATAACAATCATTTTAAGCAAAATAAAAAGAAGCGACCATCACAGGTAACTTCTTTTTATGGGCATTATAAAATGCTATATGAAAAAAATAGCCTTAAAATCGCGTATAATCAATTTTAAGGCATTTTAATTGTACAAGCATAAAAATAATATCTTAAATCAATTTTAAAGCCAATATGAGGCAAATAACGTTAAAATAAACATAGTATTCTGTACCCGAATTAAAACGACTGTTTCAAAGACAAAAAATACCCTCTGTCAGAGGATTGTTCCATCTGGTAAAGGGTATCTTAAAAGTGTATGAATTTAATTTTGTTCGACTGCTGCCGTCTGGATCTTCATCTGTTCCAGTAAATCAAAATATTTTTGTTGGTACTTGTCAACCTCTGCTTGCTTATCGGCTTTTAACTTCTGTATCTGTTCCTGATATGATTTTTCAATCTGTAACACTGCTTTCTCCTGTGCAAGCTGTAATTGTTCCTTCAGACGTTCCAAGGCATCCGCTTCATGTTGCTTTAAATTTGATACAGTTTTTTCATGTGCGGTCTGCTCCTGCTGCATATGTTTTTCAAGGTCTGATTGTTTCTGAATGACTTTTTTATGCTCTTTCTTAAGTTGTTCCAGTTCTCCCCGGAGTGCTGCCGACTGTTCTGCAACTTCTTTCAATCCCTCTGCTTTGGCTTTCAGGTCGTTACATGAATCTGTCAATGCTTTATTAAGACTGTCTTTATCGGCTAACATGGATTGCATATCGTCCATTTTAGAGTCATATTCATTGTTCAGGTTATCAATTACGCTATTTAAACGCGCGTTTTCGTCTGCGTGCGTCCTAGCTTTCAGTGTAGCATCTTCCTTTAATTGCTTTGCTATGGTCAATTTTTCCTGTAAATCCTGAATGGTAGCATCTTTTGACTTTAATAGTGCGTCAAATTCTGTCCGTACTGTTTCCGTGATGTTTTGGTTATCTTCCAGACTTCCCATGAACATACGGGTAATAGCAGTGATATACTTTTCAAATTGTTCTATGTCTGCCTTTTTGTCAGTCAATATAACTTTGCCGGATTGAAACTCAAATGCTTCAATGAGTTTTGCAAGCGTTTCCTGCTGATTACCGCCTATAGTGTTTGATATTTCTTTGAATTTTTCTGCTGTCTCATCATCAATCCTAAATGATTTTGGTTTCAATTCCCTGCTTTCTGCCATAGCATAACCTCCTTTCTGTAATACACTACAATGCAATACATATGTATTACAGAACATATAATATCATAAATAATTATATGAGTCAAGATATGAATAGGCTTTAGATAAGCAATAAAGTTATTTTTTGCATTATGATTAATAAAAAAGGAGCTGCTTTGTAATGGCAGCTTCTTTTCACAATCTAGTCTGAGTCATTGTTTATATACTGTTTTCAGCGGCACAACTGCAAGGGTCTTTCCCAAAGGGGCTAATACCTTCAGGATAGTATTTAACTGCGGACTGGTGCTGCCTTTCTCCATTTTTGCAATAATGGGCTGTTTTACCCCACTTAATTCTTCCAGCTTTTTTGGCTTATCCCCTTTTCCTGTCTTGCCTTTATCAGTTCTCCGATAATCGAAACGCGCAGTTCACTTTCCGCTATTTCCTCCGGAGTGAGAATACTCTTCATAAATTCAAGGGCATTTCCGCCGATTGCGTCCGCTCTACGCTCTTCCAGATCGGCATAATTTTCCTGCGCCTGTGCTATGGGCTTGCGTATACTCTTTATCTGCTTTCATTGTCCTTTTCCTGATTTCGCATTAACAGAAGTGATGACGTTCTGAACGCACATAATCAATTCTAAGGCGTTTTAATTGTACAAGCATAAATTTACCTTAAATCAATTTTAAAGCCAATACGGGGCAAATAAGTGGGTTGAGAGGGCATATTAAATAAAAAGGGAGCTGTCATTTGCGACAACTTCCTTTTATCAGTCTTTGTAATGCCCCTTACAACGTACAATCTTTATGTTTTGCTGTTCATCAATCTGATATACAAGGCGGTTCGCTTCATCAATCCTCCGGCTAAATAACCCAGACTTATCATGTTTTAATGGTTCTGGCTTGCCTATTCCCTGCATTGCGCCATTGCGTTTAATATCTTCAAGTAAAGTATTTATTTTCTTTAGTATTTTGCGGTCTTGACTTTGCCAGTAAAGGTATTCGTCCCATGCGTCATCATCAAAAGTAAGGTCATTCATTTTCCATAGCCCTCAATTCTTCCATAGTTTTATGAACACCTTCGCCTCTTGCAAGCCTTTCTACACGTCTATCTATTTCTGCCATATATTCAGCGTTGTGTTTTGCTTTTACCATTTCTTCATAGTTTTTCATGGAAATGATAACAAGGTTCTGTGAGTTATCAAGAATTGGTTCGCCCTGTAAGGCTATTTTGCGGTACTCCTCACTTATATTGATAGGTCTTTCGGCAATCATTTAAAAAGCCCCCTTTCGTCCTGCTTTGTATAAAGCATTATATCATGTGATACTTGAGTTAAATTGCTCTGAAACATATTTAATCACACATTGTTTCATTTAATAATTTCTGTTCCAACTCGTCTAGCTCTGCTCGTGTCATTTTTCTCTGCATGAACTGGTGAAATTGGTTCTTAGGTCTATTTGGATTATAGTTTCTTTGTGCCTGTTCTGCTGTTGGTTCTGCATATACAGGTGCTGTCTTTGGTGGCTGCTCTGGCTTAAAAGTGAATGTGTAGCCGGCAACAGGTCGTCCACGCTTATGTTCATAATTGACAGTGCATTGCAAATCCACGAAATAACTTTTTAATTCCTTTAATACTGGTTTAATTATTAAATCCATAATATATTTATTGCTATATGAAGTAGGACAACCCATTTTTTCTCTAAAATCATCTAGTTTAATTTCAAGTATACCAGTTGTCTTAAATTGCTTCAATAAACGATACAACGTCTTGGAATATTTACTATCTAACTTTACAAACTCTTGTAAATCAAATCTTGTAAAATTTTTTATTAATTCATTTAAAATAAACTTAAAATTTTCATTTACAGCAACTGTTAATATCTGCTCATTTAAGTTTATAATGAATGTAGGGAATAGGACAAACATAATGATTTCTGTATCTGTTTCTAAAGAACAAGTTATTTTCATTAGTTTATCATTCATGCGCTTTAAGTCTGTCACAAACTGTTTTACCGAATTAGATTTTTTATAATCTGTTATGCTTCTTAATTCCGAAAAACTAAAGGTTACCTTACTTGTTCCTTTATCTCTCATACGGCTGCATAAAACCATTAAAAAATTAAAATCAGTTACGGTAAATCCAGTAAATTTCAAGCTATTCATATAATTATCATATTTAACAACTTCATTCATTTACTTTATCTCCTTTATTTAGATATGTTACTTAGAATATAGCATGATATTGTCATAAAGTCAATAAAACACTGACTAAATGTGGGTATTTTACTGACCAAATGCGGGTATTTTACTGACTAAATGCGGGTATTTTACTGACCAAATGCGGGTATTTTACTGACCAAAAAACCCCACAATCCTTATAAATCAAGGCTTCCCAGCCCCCTAAAAGAATCTAAAAAAGAATCTAAAAAGAATATATATAACAAAATTAGCAATAAAATC